ACCCAGCCTCGGTTCCCTCTCCTTGGTTCCCTCGTGCCTTTCACGTGCTCTCTCTCTTCTGTGTTTTTAATCGAAGATGCCTACTATTCAGTCACAATGGTGGTGTTTTACTGTTTTCTTCCTCTCTGCGACTGCTCCCGATCTGGTTCCTCTCTTCGAGAACACCCACGTTAGTTACGCCTGCTGGCAGGAAGAAGAGTCGCCCACGACTCGACGACGCCATTTGCAGGGGTATCTCCAATTGAAGGGGAAAAGAAGCTTTGCTCAGGTGAAATCTCTCTTTGGTGACTTGAACCCCCATTTGGAGAAACAACGTGCGCGTAAGACCGACGAAGCTCGGGATTATTGTATGAAAGAGGAAACTAGGGTTTCCGGCCCCTTTGAATTTGGGGATTATTGTCCTGCTGGTTCTCACAAACGCCGGCAACGAGAATCTGTAATTCGAAGTCCGGTGAGAATGGCTGAGGAAAATCCGTCTGTCTTCCGACGAGTTAAGGCAAAGATTGCAGAAGAAGATTTCCAGAAGACCGCCAATGAGATTCAAATTTCAAATTTGAAATCTTGGCAATTGCGCCTGAAGACGCTCCTCGAACGGGACCCAGATGACCGCACTATCTTCTGGGTGTATGGACCTGATGGTGGGGAAGGAAAATCCACCTTTGCCAGAGACCTGTATAGAAGTGGGTCCTGGTTTTATACACGTGGTGGCTCTGCAGATAATGTTAGCTACCAGTATATAGGATGTTTAGGAAATAATATTGTATTTGATATTCCTCGTGATAAGAAGGATTATCTACAATACAGTTTAATAGAGATGTTTAAAGATAGGTTAATAGTTAGTAATAAGTATGAGCCTCTTATGGCTCCCTTAATTAATTGTATTCATGTTGTAGTTATGTCTAATTTTCTCCCAGACTTTGAGAAGATTAGTGTAGATAGAGTCCATGTAATCCCATGTATACCATGTGGTGTTTGTCTTAAACACCACAGTGCTGATGTAATGTGTGGCGAATATATGGAATAAAAAAATTTAATAAAAAAACAATATCTCACATACAAACTATTTTTATGAAAATCAGGCCCCGCAGGGGCACAGATAAGTTAATTTTGCTTCTTGAAAACAAGAAGGAATGAAATGAAAATAAGAAATAAAAAAACATCCAATATATTGATGTGGGTCCCACATCTATAATAAAAAAAAATAAATAGTAAAAGAAATAAAAAAATATCACTGTTCACCTTGCGGAAGGACCTGATTGTAAATATTGAAAGTTTTGGTGTACGCGGTGTAATTTTAAAATACTTTAAGGGGTACGCTTGTAATTTGTCGGGATCCCAGGATATAAATAACACGTCACCGAGGCTGGTGTAGTATT